TTTTTTTACTCCTATGATAAAAGACTTAAGAGATACTTACAAGTTTCTAAAACTCTGTCAATGATATACTTGCACATAAACCGGCAAAATCATTTCCCTGTAATAGAGGTATCTCAAAAGTCATACAAGGGAGTGTCTTAACTCAAGAGTGTCCCAAATATTCTGCGTTGGGTAGCGTCCTACCCTTACAGTTGATAAAAGGCTTACGCAGGAAGCCCAGATATCAACAAATTTTATAGTTTAGAGACCCAGCAATACAATCAACCATACATCTTCTAAGCGCTATCACCTGCTTATCTGGGTGTATTACTTGTTTGTATTGCTAAGTCTGATATAACGATTTATCATCAGCCTTGAAAAGAGTGTGAACGATATATCACAAAAAGGCGTCTTGGTGTTTAGTTTTAGGATAAAACAAACGTTTATACCAAGGTCTTTGATATTCAGCACGATAATCAGCAAGACGATGCTTTGCTTTACGAAGTTCAGCATTAAGTTTCTTAACTCGATCTGCTAGTTTTGATGATACATCCATAAAGAGGTGACGTTCTAGATATACCATGTTACCATGCTTTAATCTTTCACCATCATCATACATACTTCGAGCAGAGTCTTTAATTAAACTATAATGCGATTCACAGTAATGAATACCAAAATAGTAAGTTATTGAAAGATTATGACAATCGTTTTCACTACATTTGTGCATAATTAACTCCTTTGTTAATGTTTGAAGATAGCATACAGAATTCTTCTGTATATTGTTTATAGGGGTTTTTTATCCCATCTATCTTCATAATAGTAGTAAGATAGTTTAATACTTGGCACAACCCTTGCTTTAACCTACATCATAAGATGCTTATAGCAGTATCATGTGATTTCATGTGTTGTCGTTTAATTACTATGCTGAGACCGGTGTACTCACCTGCAAGTAACCAAATACTATACTATCACATAAAGGAGTCTTAGTTTTTAACGTAGTTAAGAAGTAAGGCGTAACACCGAAGTGCTACACCTTACATCAGTTATGAGTTGGGATTTACGATTTAACTTCATCCTTGACTGCTTGTACTACGCCCTTAGCAGAGCGTACAGTTACACGGCCTATAGCCTTAAGTAAGCCACCGGTCTTCTTAGCAACGTTAGATAGTTTAGAAGTATTAATGGTTATAGTCATAATTACATTTTCCTTTAGTTGGTTTAACTAGTATTACCATACAAAGGCGTGTTTGTATGTAGGTATAAAACAAAAGAAGATGTAGTGTTGGAACACTACACCTTCTTGCGTTAGTCTTTGTGGCTAGTTTTAAGTCAATCGAACACCACAAAGCATACAAAGGCGTAACTCAATCGAAAGTTTCAACGTAATAGATAACCCAACCCCCGATTTGCATCGGGGTAGGTAACGTAAACTTCTCCCACGCACATTGTAAATAATTTTTTGGAACTTTCATTGCTCTCAAGTAGTTAATATTTAGTACTTTACACGAATTAACTTAAAGTGTTACATTAATATATGCCAAAAAAAGTAGTCTACGAAGTTTTCAATCCTGATACCGGGGAGTTTGAAGACAAGTTAGCAGACGAGGAAGAGATAAAGATGGCCTTCGATACGTATTATAAAGATTATGAGATATATGAGGCAGAGCGCAAGATAGTAGATTCAATAATTCAAATGCACATAAACGGTAAAATACACCCTAAGCTCAATATGATGGATTAATTCATGTATTTAAGTAATATATATATAAGTAATACATTACTAGGTAAGCTTCTTTATATAGACTTATGTATATACAATAGTAATATATATATAAGTAATACATTACTAAGTAAATACATATCCCCTGTTGAAAGTTCAAAAGTTCAAATATAGGGATTATGGATAGAATTAAACGTAAGATCGGTGGAGAAATGAAAGAATACGATGTATTCGATGGTAGAGAAGACCCGGTAGATCGTTTAAATCCAATTTATTGGCAAGAGGCAGCTAAAGGTGACTGGGCATATACTGATGATGGGTATGTAGCCCAGTGCCTTGAGCGTAAAACCTACACAGACGCCCATAAACGCACCAAGACGCTCGTAAAGCTTACATGTGGGATACAATGGGTGCAACCGAACTCAAAGCTCCTATATGAGCCAAATAAGGCTGCTGGCATATATTCTATGGTTAAGCCTAGGTCTTGGCAGGAAAGGGAAGTTAAAAGGCAGCGTACATCTAATGTGGTAACTGCATATGTGCAGCAATTGATGAATGGACAGAAACCAGACTGGTCAATGCTGGGTAATATGTATAGACCAGACCAGAAAATACCGGAAGCAACTGTTAAAAGACTATTCAAACAAAAAGTGATAAAGAATATGGTAGAGGAAAAAATGAAAGAAGTCCTTGCATCCAGAGGGGTTAGCAAAGGATTCGTACTAGATACAATATTAAAAGCAATAGATATTGCTGAAGGCAAGCAGGATGTGTCCAATATGCTGCGTGCAGCAGAGAATTTTGTGGACATGCTGGAGATGAAGCCTTCAAGAAAGGTCACTACCGATACGTTACAGATCGATATGTCCAGTCAGATCATGGATAAGATTGAAACTGAGGAGAAGAAATTGATAGCATCTAGGAAAACAGAGGAGAAAACCAAAGATGAAAGTACCTTACCGTGAAGATGACCCTGTTAATCACCCTAAACACTATACTCAAGGCATTGAAGTCACAGACTTTATTGCATCATGGCAGATGGATTGGTTCAGGGGTAACATTATTAAGTACATCGTAAGGTGTCCATACAAGGGAAATACAGTGAATGACTTAAAAAAGGCTAGATGGTATATAGATGATCTAATAAATCGTTTAGAGAATGATGAAACTCCGCCCTCTGCCTGCTTCTAAAGATACAAAAGGATGGTATATAGATATCGCAAGGAAGAAATGTTGCAATTTTACCTCTGGAAAGTGCACCGGAGGGTTTTTTAAGGTGTTTGCATACGAAGTTGTTAATTGGGAAGACCCAGAATTTGCCAATAAGAACTGTGTTGCTCATAAGAAATGTAAATTTTTTGATAATTATGTTCTCCAAGTGCCCAAAGAAGGATAATAGAACCTGTGCGTTTGCAGGAAAGCAAGGAAGAAATCTACACTGTGGGTTTATTGCTGCTCCCTTTAGGGCTACTATGGTTGACAATCTACCTGATTGTCCGTTAGTAATGACGAAATATCAGATAGGTAAATATGTTAAAGGTAGAATTTGGAAAAATTAGACCAAATTAGAGAAAAACTTAAAGACGATATTATCCTTTTCGGTAAAATCTGCTTTCCAACGATGTTTTCAATTGACTCACCTCCTTTCCATCGTGAGATAGCAGATGTTCTTGCGAATAAAGATAATCGAAAGGTTAGTATCATTGCCCCACGTGGGCATGCCAAGTCTTCACTTGTAGCATGTGTCTTTCCACTATGGCATATATTCACTGATGTGGGGCAAAAATTTATCGTCCTCTCCTCAAAGACTGAAGGCCATGCTGTGCGTCTACTTCAGACGATCAAGAATGCTCTTGAATACAGCATGGAGCTTCGGTCTGTCTACGGATATTGGGGACAACACTCTGCAAGGCAGTGGACAAGGACTGAAATTGTATTAAAAGACGATACAATGATTATGTGTCGGGGTACAGGGCAGCAGGTAGTTGGATTAAAGCATGGAAATCAGCGTCCTACGCTGGTAGTGCTGGATGATCCTGAGGATATGAACAATACTAAGACCTCAGAAGCCATGGAATTTAATTTAAGATGGCTTTTACAGGCTTTGATACCGGGGCTCGATGCTAAAAAAGGAAGGATTGCGGTTATTGGAACTCCGCAGCACCAGCGCTGCATGGTAGAAATGCTTCAGCAGATGTATGATTGGAATGCGTTAAGGTATAAAGCTCTCCAAGATGACAATACTGCTCTCTGGCCTGAGATGTGGCCTGCAGATAAGCTGAAAGCAGAGAAAGAATCCCTAGATTCCATAGGAAGGGTGTCTTCTTTCTATCGTGAGTACCAATGTGAGATCATTGGGGATGAGGATCAGCTGTTTAAGGAGAAATACCTGCAATATTATGACGGAGACCTAAAATTTATAGATGGTGATGCTTATATGGAGCTAGGATCGGGAAGCTGGATACCGGTAAATGTATTTATGGGCGTTGATCCAGCATCGTCAGTAAGAAAACATGCCGACTATTCTACAATTGTAGCAGTGGCAGTTGATTCTAAGAACAATAAGTACATTCTTCCCTATTATCAGAACCGAGCTACCCCTATGAAACTGGCAGAT